TTCTGTTGGTTTATAGGATACCTAAAAGGATATGAAGATGGAAAAAAATAACTTTATATGCCTTGACGATGAATTTAGCTACTCACGATGCGTGTTTCAATGTAACGACTGCGCACTATACGAAAAACAATTAGATGAAACGAAAAAAGACAAAAGTTGAAATAGATAAGGATATTAAGTTTATCCCTATGCCTGAATGGCAGAACACTTATCAATACCATAGAACAAACAAAAGAGCAACATACGTAGATCAAAATAAGAAACGATGAAGCAAAAGAAGTGGACTCAAGCGCAAAAGATTGAGCAGATAGAAAGAGCTACAACAAAACTCTACCTTATGGTTAATCAATTAGCCAAAGAAGTGCAAGAATTAAAGGGTACACAAAATCTTGAATAATTACGTTATATAGTTGAATAATCAACTTTTTTCAAGATGCATGGTGGCGCAAGACAAGGGGCAGGTAGAAAGCCCAAAGCAGACGAAGCTAAATTAGTAGAACGCTTAGATGCGATCATAGATAGTGATACAGCACTTGCTAAGTTAGGGGAACTCGTAGCTAAAGGCGATATGAGAGCAATACAATTATATCTCAGCTATCGTTATGGTAAGCCAAAAGAGAGTATGGATATCAATTCATCTGAGGGGCTAAATATAAACTTTAAGGACTTAATTAAGTTTGTCGATTAACATACATAAGAAATACCTACCAATATCAACAGACGATAGCAGATACTTTGTTGTTACAGGTGGTAGGGGTTCAGGTAAGTCTTTCTCAATAAATGCTTTGCTTGTTATACTTACCTATGAGCGAGGGCATACAATCCTATTTACACGATACACATTAACATCTGCACGTATCTCTATCATCCCTGAGTTTATAGAGAAGTTAGAGCTTATGGATTGTATTGCAGACTTTCACGTTACTAAAGACGAGATAATCAATAAGAAATCAGGAAGCAAGATAATATTTAGAGGTATCAAGACAAGCTCAGGCGATCAGACAGCAAGTTTAAAATCACTCACAGGCATTACGACTTGGGTAGTAGATGAAGCAGAGGAACTAACAGACGAGCAGAAGTTTGATACTATTGACCTATCAGTAAGACAGCAAGGCAAACAAAACAGAGTTATCCTGATACTCAACCCTACAACCAAAGAGCATTTTGTATATACACGATTCTTTGAGGATAAGGGTGTACAGGAGGGTAGCAATACGAGTAAGGATAACACCACCTACATTCACACTACATACTTAGATAACCTAAACAATCTATCTGAAAGCTACATAGAGCAGATAGAACAAATGAAACATCGCAGACCTGAGAAGTACAAACAACAAATGTTAGGTTCGTGGATGAGTAAAGCTGAAGGTGTGATATTCACTAATTGGACTATTGGGGAATTTAAAAAGAAAGGTGTTAGCGTATGGGGGCAGGATTATGGTTTTGCTGCTGACCCATCTACCCTTGTAGAAACAAACATAGATACAGATAACAAAATAATCTATTTAAGAGAATGTTTTTACCTACCACGCCTTACAACCTCACAGATAGCACAACTCAACCTTAAACACGCTAAGGATGGTCTTATCGTAGGGGATAGTGCAGAACCAAGACTAATACATGAACTCAAGGCGAAGGGATGTAGTGTAAAGCCATCAATAAAAGGACAGGGTAGTGTTACCTATGGTATCTCACTATTACAAGACTACGATTTAGTAGTAAGCCCTGATAGTACAAACCTAATTAAAGAGCTGAACAATTATAGGTGGTTAGAGCGTAAGTCAAACACGCCTGTCGATGCTTATTGCCACCTTATTGATGCGATTAGATACAGCGTAGGGTATCAACTGCAAAACCCAAACAGAGGTCAGTACGCAATTCGTTAAAATCATTTTTTTTTACGTTATATAGATATGAAAGTAGATATAGAAATCCCTGAATCACTTAATGAGATAACTTTAGACCAATATCAGAGATATCTAAAGATACAAGATAACAACGAGGACGAGAAGTTTTTAGCTGTTAAGATGATAGAGATATTTTGTGGGATACGTGGCGATCACGTCCTGCTTATGAGAGCTACTGATATTAACAGCATAGTGCAGATATTAACTGAGATGCTAAACGATACACCCAAGTTGCAAACTATGTTCAAGATGAAAGGTGCGCAGTATGGGTTTATACCTAAGTTAGACGATATGAGCTTTGGCGAATACATAGACTTAGATACGTTTATAGGCGATTGGGAAAATATGCACAGGGCTATGAATGTTTTATACAGACCTATTGTGAATCAATATGGCGATAAGTACAATGTAGAGGATTATAGCGTGGATAACGCAGAGAAGATGAAAGATATGCCTATGAGTGCAGTCTTAGGTTCTATTGTTTTTTTTTACAATTTAGGGATGGACTTATCGAAAGCTATGCTGAACTATTTGGGGAACGAGGAGATGAACTTAGCTCTGCATCTAATTTCGGACGAAAATGGGGGTGGTATCAATCACTTTACGCACTCGCTCAGGGGGATATTGGACGATTTGAAGATATCACTAAACTAAATGCTCATCAATGTTTATACGCCCTAAGTTTTATGAAAGACAAAGCAGAGTTAGAAGCAAGACAAATAAAAAGTAAATTCAATGGCTAATCAAGGTGTAATAGGTTTTTACCAAATAACCAAAACAATCAAAGAACAACTGTTAGACGATATAAACGTCAACACAGTAACAACAGGGGATATAACAGACATTGACTTAGCCAAGCAGACGATGTACCCTTTGTCTCACATTATAGTAAACAACGTAACATTAGAGGAAAACATTTATAGGTTTAATATCTCTGTGTTGGCTATGGATATTGTAGATCAAAGCAAAGAAGCGACCACAGACATCTTTAAAGGTAACAACAACGAGCAGGATGTGCTTAACACTCAGCTTGTGGTTTTAAACAAACTTATACAAGTGCTTAGAATGGGTACGCTATATCAAAACAAATATCAATTAGATGGCGATCCTACTTGCGAACCTTTCTACGATAGATTCGAGAATCAAGTTGGGGGATGGGCGTGTACGTTTGATGTATTAATACAAAACGATATTAATATATGCAGCTAAAAGAAACACAAGCAGCTCTAAGGGCTTTCGGTAAGTATGTAGTGCAGCAATCACGAACAAACCTTACTAAAGGCAAAAAGAACGTAGATAAAACATTGTACGATTCTATTGGATATACCATAGAGGAAGTAAGTCAAGGTTTTAGACTTTACTTTGAGATGGAAGATTATGGTATGTTTCAAGACAGAGGTGTCAAAGGTGTTAAAGGTGGCAAGTCTTTAAGTAATTTTAGTTACAAGCAATCCTCTAATCTTGTAGGGTTAGAAAGTAAGACAGGTACATTTGGTAAGTGGGCATCTGCAAAGAGAATACAGTTTAGAAACAAGAAAGGTAGATTTCTTAGTTACAAACAAACAGGGTTTGCACTTGCTACAATCGTAAAGAACTATGGTATTAAACCATCTCTATTTTTCACTAAGCCCTTTGAGAAAGCATTTACTAACCTGCCTAAAGAATTACAAGAACAATTTGCTATTGACTTAGAAAACTTAATATAATGGCTACAAAGATAAACGTAAGAAGTCCCTTTTATGTAAAAGTAACACCACAAGCTAACACTATTACAAGTGTATCAATGCAGTTGTATATTTACTCAGGTGCTAAGCTAACACCCCCTACATCAAGCGAACTTAGATACACGATTACAAAAGAACCTCTTGACTCTAACAACTATGTAGTGTTTGAGATAGGCGAACTCGTAAGAGATTATTTAGATATAGAATATAATGGTACTCCTGCAAGTTATGCAGTTTGGGTAAGACCTGACTTTACAATAACAACAACAGGGGGTACAGAAAATCCTACTGAGGTTGATTACATAGCTTTAGATGGCTATGGTTATTTTACTGATAGTATCAATCCTGAGCTACAAAGGGATGCATTACAATCAAACCTAATAATATATAAAGACGAGAACGAGGATGTGATCCTGCCTGTATTTGCAGAGGACACGAACACAGTTAAATACTTTCAGGATGCAACACTAAGGCATACAGTTACTATAACAGACAATGGAAACACAAACCAAAAAATACAATACATAAGTAGTAGTGTAGTAACAGGCACGTTCAATAAGATTGTCGTTAATTATGGTGCAGGTACTGATAAAACATTTACAGTAGAGGAATTACAATGCAGTAAATACACACCAATTAAAGCTACGTTTGTAAATAAGTTTGGTGCGTTGCAAGATATGTACTTAGATCGCAAAAGCACAGAGTCTTTAAGCACACAATCTGAAACATACAAATCTGCTAACATCAATCTGTCTACTTTAACCTATGATGTGAACGAACACCAAAAGCGAACATTTGATAAAATGGGTAATGAAACAATAGTAGCTAACACAGGATACATAGACGAATCGTTTAACGAGGTTATAAAACAGTTAATGTTAAGCGAACAAGTGTGGTTAGAAAAGTTAGATGGATCAAATAGCGTATATCCTGTTAATGTTACAACTCAGTCATTACAATACAAAACAAGCGTAAACGATAAGCTCGTACAATACACGCTGAACTTTGAATACGCATTTGATAAAATAAACAACGTAAGATAGTGCAGAGCATACAGCTATATATCGAGGGGCAAAGAGTGGATATGTTTAAAGACGAAAGCGTATCTATCACTCAGTCTATTAAAAACGTAAAAGATGTAGAGAAGATATTTACAGAGTTTACAAAGACCTTTACACTTCCTGCATCCAAGACAAATAACAAGATATTCAAACACTATTACAACTTTGATATTATAGGTGGCTTTGATGCGAGAATAAAAAAAGATGCTACACTTGAATTAAACTATCTACCATTTAAAAAAGGTAAGATAAAGTTAGAAGGTGTTGACTTACAAAACAGAAAACCAAAGTCTTATCGTATTACATTCTTTGGTAACACAGTAGGGCTTAAAGATGTATTAGGCGATGACCAACTTAGTAGCTTAACATTTACTAAGTTTAATGTACCCTATGCTTCTGATGATATTGAAAGAGCTTTACAAAGAGACCCATTAACAAACTCAACAGGCACAGTAGATTCAATAAGTAGTACATCAATTACAGATTCAAGTGGTTTTGGTTCTATTAGTGTAGGCGATTTAATAATAAACACTACAACAAACGTAAGTACATATATAATATCTATCCCAACATCTACTGTCGCAGTTTTAAACGAGCAGATATTTACAGCAAGTCAAGAATACGAAATTAATAACCACATTTTAGCGCCACTCATAACTCACACCCAAAGATTATTTTTTAATAGTAGCACAAGTGCAGAGGAAGCAGACGATGGTAACTTAAAATACTTTTCAGGTGGTGGCTCACACGATCATGGTGTCAAGTTTAATCAACTTAAATATGCTATTAGAGTAAACGAAATAATAAGAGCTATTGAGAGTGATTATGAAAGCATATCATTTTCAAGTGATTTTTTTAAGAACACAAGCAAAAAAGAGTTTGATAATCTTTATTTATGGCTTCATAGAAAGAGTGGTGCAGTTGAAAACTTAGGTGGTACAACAGCTACTACTACCCTTGTATCGGGTTGGACTAATTCAAACGATGGCGAGTTTAGAATGTTAAACAATAACACATTTAGAACATTAGTAGATTCGTCTGATCCATTTTTAACTGAATTAAAAGTAGTGCTATCTACAACAGATACAGATAGCTACGATATAAGATTAGAGCGTGATGGCAACACAGTTTACACAAAGACAGGTCAAGTAGGTTCTATTACTTTGGAAGGACACGATGACAGCGACTTTGTAGGCGATGCAGGGGATTACAAACTTTACATAACATCAACCTCTGCAATATCTTTTACTAACGTAAGATGGTCTGCAACTTATGAAGAGCCATTTAACCCTGTCAATGAAGTAGACTACGATACAGGTGCTTTTAATACATCATCAGAATTTATTTTTGATGTAGCTCTGCAAACCCCTGAGATTAAAATAATAGACTTTTTAACAGGTCTATTTAAGATGTTCAATCTT